ATATCCTGGATATCAATATTTTCTTCAAACAATCTCAACATGGATTCTGCTACGTGTAAACGATCTTTAGCATTGACATGGGTTTTTACAAGTTCCCATGTCTCACTAAGTAATGCTATCTCAGGACTCATCCATCAACTCCTCTATGTTATCAAGTTCATCTGGGTCAACATCGCCAAGATCAAGATCTTCTTCAAACCCTGTTGCTTTTGGATTTTGACTCCATTCATCTATAATTACCTGAAGTTTATCTCCAGACCAACCTTTTCTGAACTCTTTGATTTCTTCACCTGTTACTGGTGAAACATAAGAGAGTTTGTTACCAACTTTATCAACGATGCCACGTGTTTCAAGCATTTCTAATAGGCCACTATAAGGATCCATGCCTGTTTCATATGGAATCTTGATTTGCACACCTTCAAACGGTTTGCTGTAACGAGACTTAACTACCTTACATGCCGCTCTAATACCTTGCACTGTAGATACTTTGTTACCATCGAGATCTTCTTTTAATTTAAGTTTTCTCATAGCAACAACAATACTACTTGCATATATAAAGCCTTGTCCTCCACTTATTTTATCATCTGGATCAAACATGTCCTGTGATGCATAAGTGTGGTTAGTAGCAATTAAGGCAATCGGAAAAGGTGCAATCTGGTTAACAGTGTTTCTAACCAAGGCTGTTAATGCCTTAGGCTTTCTACCCATGTCACCTTTCATGTCACCTTTTTCAAATTGTGCTACGTCAGTAGGCGTTAATAACATACCCAAACTATCAATAACAAATGCTAACTTAGGCATTTCTTCATAGGGGAGATCGCTGTAGTTTGCTTTGTAGTCTTTAACAAATTCACTAATTGCTTTCGCAACATCGTCAATCATGCTAACACTGATCTTTAATAGTTTCTCTGGTGATGTATCAACGTCAAGTGCTTGTAGCCAATCTTCGTCGAGTGCGTTCTCTGAATCAAACAACACTACTTGACAGCCCATTTCTTGAGCGTTCTTTACAATGTTGCCTGAACATATAAACGATTTACCAGAACCGGATTCACCTGCAAATACACTAACCTTTCCTAACGGAATTCCTTTGTTAAAGTCACTACTGATTAAGTAGTTTAGTGTGTAGTTGCCTGTGCTAATCCAATCCTGTGGATCGTGGAATCCTGCACTAATACCACTAATACTTTTAGTGATACCAGTACGGAACTTACTTAGGTCAAAAGGTTTTTGCATGATGTATCTCCTTACCCGTTGCTTCTGTTACGAATCATCTGTAAGATGTCATCTGCTGATTGCTTTCCTTTATCTACTTCAGGTGCAGGAGCAGGTGCTACTGGAGCCGCTGTTTCTACTGCTGGTGCAGGTGCTACTGGAGCCGCTTCTGCTACTGCTGGTGCAGGTGCAGGTGCCGCCGTTGGTGCTACTGGAGCCGCCGCTTGTGCTGGAGCACTTGTGGCTGGTGTCGCTGTGCTTGGAACTTCTACGCCATATGGCTTGTAAAAGTTACCCCAACGCTCTGGATCATACAACTCACCATCTACTGATGCCGCAAACATTTCTGTAATTGCTTGGTATCCTTCTGCAGTTGGCTTTGCAGGCAAAAAGTCTGCTAAGTTGTGTAAACCATTTGTGTCTACTGCCGCAAGTTGTACTTCATCTAATGCACTCTCTTTACGAGCCCATTTTGATGTACTGTAGTCTGCGTATTGACCTTTGGTTGTTTTTGTGACTCTAAAGTCAGTACCTGCAACATAATCAGTTGGAATGTTTTCCATATCTGGATCCATAAGTGCTGATTTAATAATGTTGAAGATTTGTGGTGAAATCACAAAACGTCTAATTGGGTTTTCTGGTGATTCCTCGTTGAGAGGATTCTCAGTTACAAATCCTTGGAAAATGTATGAACGTTTTTTCCAATACTTTCTGCCCATATCTTCTAAAGATGCGTCTTTGAACCAAGGACGTACTTCAGTTAGTACTGGACACGAATCGCCGTACATTTCACCGCAAGGTACTTGTACTGTAACTGGTTTGTTTTCTCCACCTTTCACACCTGGGAAAGTCAAACGAATCATTTGACGTTCTACCCAAAAGAATGTGTTATCTGGATCTGAGTCTGGTAAGAATCTCAATACTGCTGAGGTACCTTCGTCAATATTCCAGTGTGGATAAATTGCGTTGTCGCTTTGTGAGTTATTTTTGGAACCGGGTTTGGTTTCCATTGATGAGAGCTTCGCTCTGATTTCTGCTAATGAGGCCATGATGTTTCTCCTGTAATTGCCATGTTTGCCATAGTCGTAATCATATGATTACTGGTTTATTATAATTGCCAAGATAGAATTTGTCAACCGTTTTTTTACATTGTTTCAAAAAAAACTTTGTTTGTGGAGTTAACTCCTTCTAACAGTTTTATTTATCAAAAAACCCGCATATAGCGGGTTTTATTTGGTTAGTTCTTTTAAAACAGTAACTTACAGGATATCTAATGATTCCATGAATGCTTCAAACTTAGCACTGTGATCTTCTGCTACTGCTTTAATTTGTGGTTGATTAGCACTTAGTAAACAACTCTTAATAGTTGCATACTCATGTTGATTAAGTCCTGCTCCACCACCAATCTTTTTACTGATGCCGTTCAAGTAAGTACCTAACATTGGATTAGTAGATGATTGACTCATTTGTGATACTTGGTGACTAAGTTTTGCCGCTGGTGAAATAAATTCAACACCGTCATCTTCTGACAACAAGTTCTTGAGGTTATCAAACTTTTCATTCTGTACTGCTAATGTAATACTTTCTTCAAACTGTGATCTTCTTGACATAGCACTTTTGATACTTGACATAGCATTTGCTACTCTGTCATCAAAATGTGTTTCTGTGAATTTTGCTTCTAAGTCAATATCATCTTCAAGTACTTCTATTTGACTTCTACCAATAACGCTCTCAGATGTATTTGCATAAGTTTTAGCACCTGCAAGTTTCTGTAATGTGTCATTGATACTGTTAATATTTTCAACAGCAATATTTACATACTCTTCGTTGGTTTCATTTACCAACCCGCCCTTCTTAACATAACGAACAAACTCTTTTAATGTTCTATGTTCAGCGGCCATTTCAGTAATGCTCTCACCTACTGTGTCATGCATTTCTCCGCCTTTCTGTATATGGCGTGCCATTGCTCTTGCGGCTTTCAAATTGTTTTCAGCCATTTTAAATCTTTCGTCACCACGTTGTATAAAGATGCTGTGGATATTTCTGCTTCTTGCTCCACGTACTTCTTCGTTAACTGCTTTCTTGTGTCTCACAACGATTTTGACATTATCAAGTCCTTGGTAACTGGTTTTAGTACTGCCAGTCATTGCACCAAATCCTTCTAATACATCTGCCATGTCTTTCTCCTGCTTTTGTGCGATATCAATCATCTCTGATTTAGGTTCTAATCTTCTATCAAACACTTTAAAGTCAAAGTTTTGTAAATTGTCAGTTGCTAAATCTTTTAACATAGTACGTAATTGCTCTGATTCTTCTGCTGTACTTGTAGCAAACTGAATTGTTTGATTAGGCTTGTCATAACGCACAATCATGTTAGGATCCGCTACTACAAATCGTGTTGCGTCCTGTGGATCAATTGTAATCTTGCCTTCGGCACTAAAACTTTTAACCTCAAGACCGAAGCCTTTCATAAGGTTAAAGATTTTTTCTCCTACTGCATCTGCGTTAACTGCCATTGCTGTTATCTCCTTTAGTACAACTATTTATCACTTATAGAAGATCTATTGGCATTGGTCCGTCCCATTCATCTTCATCGCTGTACTCTGATAGCACATCATTGGTGAGATTAGAGTTTACTCGTTCATACACTTCATCTTCAAATGTTGCTATATAATCAATCATACGTACTGCTAATACAAGACTCATTACAAGGTCATCGTGTTCGCCTACTTTAGCGGCAAAACTGTTACCTTTTGCAACAAAGTTTTTTAACTCTGACATTAGAGGTTTACTTTGAAGTGTAATTTTATCATGTTCAACTAAACGTTTTAGTGATAAACATGATTCTACTTTAGACTTGTGACTGGTATAAAAACCACGTCTGCCTTTCTTTCCTGATACTTTCTTTGGTTCGTGTAGCATTTCACCTGGGAAGTTTTCCTCACCTGTGTCTCTGATAACAACCAGTGCCGCTTCACCAACTGCATTGCTTTCAACACTCCAGTATATTTGTGCTACTTGTAATTCTTTTAGGTACTGTAGTATATCCATCATAGTACGCATTTGGCCTTCTACAGGTGTTTTATTATGTTGCCATTCTGCTACCTGTGTTAATGTTGGTAACTCTACAACTTGTATTCCAGCGGCATCGCCGCCTGTGCCTGTGCTTGGATCTAAACTAACTACATAAGTGCAATTAGGATGTGGATGTTTATACCAACGTACTTGACCCATTTGTCTTATAGGATCTTGTCCACGCAAATTAACAAGTTTTAACGGAGCAATCAGTGTTTCATCATATATAACAAACTCACATTGGTGTTCTCGTCTAAAACGTTCTTCACCAATACTTGCCCTTTCTTGTGCCGCCCATGCTTCATCTCTGTCTGGGTGTTGATCCCACACAGCCAAATATGGTTTAAAACCATTTACACCAAGGTGCGAATCATTACCATATTCATCAAATGTGTTGTTTGCACCAGCCCAAATCATTGCAAACTGATCGTCATCATTGTTTGGTGTGCTTGTTACAATTGCTTTACCACCTGTTGCAAGTGTAGGAGATAATGAAGTCCAAAACTCTTTAGCAATGGTATTACGCACAAACGCAAACTCATCACAGTAAACAAGTGTTAAGGACATACCACGTCCAGTTGTTTCAGTGGTTGTACTACTTAAAATACGACTACCATTATCAAAAGTTATACTGCCTTTGTTGTACTCGCTTACTCCTGCTCTGATGTGATCTGGTACATTCTCATACGCATATCTGATACGTTGCATAATTTCACTTGCACCTGCCGCCTTGTGAGCCGCAACAAGTATTGTACTGTCTGGTTGAAACATTGCATACCACAACAAGTAACCTGCGGCTACAGTGGTTTTACCCATCTGTCTGCCCAGCATGTTAATACTATAACGATAGTCGTTGTAATTTTTTATTAGTTCTAACTGGTAATCAAATGGTATAAACTTTATACCACCTCTGGTAGGATGCTGTATTTTCATAAACTCTGTCATGAAAAATAATGCACCAGATGACAAATCGCAACACTTCTGGAATTCTCTTAATTCATCAGGAGTGTAGTCAACTTTAGAATGTGCTGGTTTAACCAGACTGGAATCTGCTGTACCTCTTGCCATATTAGTTATTTATAGGATTTGAGACTTAGGAAAGAATGTTTTGGAGTTTAGCTCTTAGTGATTTAACAAGTTCTTCTTTGTCTGTGCTGTAAGAAACATCTTCATATTCCTTTGTACCACCGAAATAGCCGTCATCTTCTTCGCACTCTTCGTCACTGCATTCAGGGTCATCACAACGTGGACAATCTTCTTCTGCAACTTCGCTGTCTGCAACAACTTCAGGCTCTTCTTCCTTTTCAGGTTGAATTGGGTCTTGATCTGCATTCATACCACTTGGTAATGTTAATCCTGCAAGTTTTAATACTTTTGCAAGTTCTTGCATATCGTCTGCACTTGCTTCTATGCTTACTGAACCTTTATCAGTGTTCTTGTGCTGTTTGAATTCTACTGAACCTGTTACTTCTGGTTCTGCTGATACTTGTGGCATGCCAAAACTGTTGAAAGAAACTCCTTCCATAATGTTTAATAATTTTTTGTTAAGATCTCTTTCGTTCATCTTAGTTCCTTTTACTGCTCTGAGATATTACATCAACATGCTTTGACTGTTCTGCACCTTGTCCCATATTAGGAGTGTTCATTATAGTATCAAACATAGGTCTTAAATTATCGCCCATGATTTCATCTTTTGAAGGGTAACAACGGAAATAGTCTGCACCTTTCTCACTTTTAATTTTCTGTAACTCGTCTAAGAATTTTTTGTTAAAGTCTTCACCGAAGCCGTAATCTTTGAGATCGTCTTGCTGTGCTTCGTAATGCTCCATGCTCTCATCATTGAGTAAAGCATCTTCTTCTGATACTTGTCTATCCTCGTCTGCTTCAAGTCTTTCTGATTGCATATCTGCTTCAAGTCTACGTGGTTCGTTAACACCGTAGCATAATACACGTTCATGATCTAAGCCTAAGTTAATTGCTAACCATACTTCTAATATACGTGGATTGACAGGATACTTAAGAACTATGTCTGTTGCACAAACTTCTGTTACAAGTTTAATACCTTTAGCACGGACAAATTCCATTGGGTTTTCTTCGATTGGAGATCTTTTAAAAGGGGCCGCACTAACAAGATTATACTTTGACAAACACTGTTCAAGTGTAGTCATGTGCTCACTGCCACAGTCTGCCGCAAGTTTTACCCTGTAAGCATATTCTTTGTTAAAACTTTCTGATATAAATTCTTTAAATTGCATTGCAAAAATCTCCTGTTACAACTATTTATCTTTTTTATCAGATTTTCCTTCGCCTAAGATTTTTAATAGTTCGTTACGGTCAAAAACATTAGCCTGCGTAGGTATACCACCGGGTTCTTCACCTTTTGCCGCGGCTCTTTGATCTAAATTTGCCTTTTTAAGCATGAGATCAACTTGTTTTAACTTACGTGTTACCTTACTATCTTTGGCTTCAAGTGCAATTTTAAGCATGTTAGCGGCATTATTGAACACAGGGCCTGCGGCCATATCCGTCATATTCATGCCTAAACTCATTAATTGTTCATAACTTTCGATGGCTTGCTTTGCAATAGTGTCCATTTCGCTATCGTGTGCTTCCATACCTCTAACTTGCTGTAATGCACCATTAATCTTTTCTGATATGCTTAATGCTTCTTCCACAGATTGTATTGGTAACGAATCCTCAGTAGTTGCAGGAATATTATCGTTATCCATTTCATCCATGTGGGGTAGGTTAAATTCTTCTTCGAGTTTACGTGTCATAATACTATTTATGCATACTTAACTGCTGGTAAATGAATATATGATCTTAAAAGATCCTAATTTATTTTTGCCAATGTGGGAATAGTTTTAAGAAATAAAGAGCTAATGCTTGATGCTCGTTTTCATAAAAATGAGAATATTGCTGACCCCTTGCTTCATCCCAATCATTAATTTTCATATTGTTATCAGATAAGCATTGTAACGTATCAAAATAATCAAATGTACCAAATTGTGAAAGCGATGATACATAATCTGATGAAAAATTATTTACAAGACATAATTTTATGTTGTTAGTGTTACAATAAGCAATAAGGCTAATAAGATAA